CTAGAGATATAGAAGAGCAAGTTCATGCTGATGGTGCTTTTGATAGAGAAATTGGAAGGTTAAGAGTAAAAAGAAATGCTTTATTAGTTGAAACAGATTTCTATGCTTTGTCAGATGTAACAATGTCAGAAGATATGACAACATATCGTCAAGCATTAAGAGATTTACCAAGTGGATTAACTACTGTTGATGATGTTAATACTGTTACTTGGCCGACTAAACCATAATAATATTGTTTTATAATATTATTAGCAATATAAGGTTTTATGCTACAAAAACTAAAGTTTTTACCAGGATTCAACAAGCAGGTCACAGCAACCGGCGGAGAAAACCAATGGATAGGCGGAGACTATGTTCGTTTTAGATACGGCACGCCTGAAAAAATAGGCGGATGGGCACAGCTGGGCGATCAAACGCTGACTGGAAGAAACACGGCTCTTCACCATTTTGTCAATGCCAGTGGAATTAAATACGCGGCCCTTGGAACAAACAGAATTTTATACGTGTACTCTGGAGGAGCTTTTTACGACATTACTCCTCTTAAAAGTACAACGACGTTAAGCAACGCTTTTACAACAACGCAAAGTGATGCAACCGTTACTATAACTTTTGCATCAGATCACAGTATTTCCAAAGGAGATATTATTCTTTTAGATACTTGGAGTACTATTACTGATTCTGATTTTGGTGCAAGTAATTTTAACGATGTAGTTTTTCAAGTGGCAACTGTTCCAACTTCAACAACAATTACCATTGAAATGGGATCAGTAGAATCTGGATCAGGAGCGTCTACATCCGGGGGCATAAGAGTTAAACATTATTATTCAATAGGACCTGCCGTTGAAGAATCAGCAGCCGGCTGGGGACTAGGACTCTGGGGTGGTACGGTCGCTGGAGAAATTACATCAACGTTGAATGGTGCCATTGATGCCGATGATACAAGTTTAGTTTTAGCAAGTTCATCATCGATGCCTTCATCAGGAACGCTTTTAATTGACAGTGAGCGTATGACTTACACAACAAATACTACAGGAACGAATACTATATCAGGAATTACAAGAGCAGCTGACAATACAACGGCTGCAACACACTCGGACGGAGCAACGGTTTACGATGCTTCAGACTATACGAAATGGGGCGCGTCGCAAACTGGAGACGTAATCACGGCTCCCGGTCTATGGCACCTGGACAATTTTGGAAACAAGCTTATTGCAACTATCGTGGATAGTGCAACGTTTGAATGGGATTCAGATGCAACAGCTGCAACATCCACGAGAGCAACTATCGTTGCCAACGCTCCAACGGCTACAAGACAGACTCTGGTTTCAACGCCGGATCGGCACTTGCTTTTCTTTGGAACTGAAACTACGATTGGAACAACATCAACGCAGGACGACATGTTTATAAGATGGTCGGACCAGGAAAGCATTGACGCTTCAACCTCGTACGCTCCATCGGCAACCAACACTGCCGGCACACAGAGACTGGCCGACGGAACACGGATCATAGCGGCTATTAGAGGACGTGATGCAATTTATGTCTGGACGGACCATGCCTTGTTTATTATGAGATTTGTTGGCGCTCCTTTCGTATTTTCATTCCAGCAAGTTGGAACGGGATGCGGGCTTATAGGAAAGAACGCAGCGGTTGAAGTAGATGGTTCAGCCTACTGGATGTCAGAAAACGGTTTCTTCAGGTATACGGGTAAACTGGAATCACTGGCGTGCCTGGTTGAAGACTATGTTTTTGATGATCTTAATACCGTTCCAAGAAATCATATTTTTGCAGGACTGAACAATTTGTTTGGCGAAGTTACCTGGTTCTATCCAGGAAGTGGTGCTGCATCTAACAACAGATCGGTAACTTATAACTATATGGACTCCACATCGGAGAGGCCTGTATGGACGACAAGTACATTGGCAAGATCTGCATGGTCAGACTCGCATATATTTGGCAAGCCTCATGGAACGGAATATGATTCCGATGCAACAAGCGATTCAACGGTTGGCAATACCGATGGCGTTACTTATTATTATGAACATGAAACAGGAAATAATCAAATTAAAGATGGTGCAGGTTCTGCTATTGCTGCAAGCATTGAATCAGGAGATTTTGATATAGCAGCGACACAGGGCGGAGGAGCGGATACCAGAGGAGACGGCGAGTACATGATGAAAGTTAGAAGAGTGCTTCCTGATTTCTTACAGCAAACTGGTGATGCAAGAGTGACTTTGAACCTGAAGAATTATCCAACGGACTCGCAGGCGAGTTCATCCCTTGGACCTTTTACAGTTACAACCAGCACAACTAAAATAGACACACGTGCCAGAGCCCGTGCTATATCATTGAAGGTTGACAATACAAGTACAACTCAACACTGGAAGCTTGGAACTTTTAGACTGGATATACAACCGGACGGGAGAAGATAATGGCTAGAATTGTACAATCATTAACACAACCTTTAGAGAAATACGATCAACAGATTCAACAATCATTTGTTAGAGATGTTGATAGTATAGTACAAAAATTAAACACATCCTTTCAACAGGATTTAAAAGACGAGGCGGAAGCGGAAAGCTTCTTTATGGCATAATGGCAAATACATTCGTAAACAAAAAGGTAGATTTAACAAGTACCAGTGCTACGACTTTGTACACTGTACCAACAGCAACAACTGCCGTTATTAAATCCATACTCGTGTCCGAAGATTCAGGGAACGCGGATACAATAACGATTACATTAACTGATACCGATGCCGCCGTTTTCAGCCTTTTTAACGTTAAGGCAATCTCGGCCAGCGGAACATCAGAACTGCTTTCAGCGCCATTGGTTGTCGAAGAGAGCGAAATTATAAAAGTAACCGCAGCAACGGCTAATAGACTACACGTCGTCCTGTCTGCGCTCGAAATTAAGCCTAGGATCGTTACAACATAGGCTTGATTTACTTGTGAAAAGCAAGTAATATTATAAACTCAGGTGAAATCCCTGCCCTTTAACAACTACACAAAATTATGGCTATAGACACAGGAACATCATTGGACTCGGGAGCATCGGACATTACCTATACAGGTGATGAAGGTCCACAAGATCCACGGGCAATGACTGATATTGAAAAAATTATATTGCAGCATTGGATGCAACAAGGTGGTTCTTATGGAGATGACATTCCAGAAGAATTCAGACAACAGATTATTCAAATATATGGATTAGACAGAGATCGTTCTGCCAGTGGCGGAATCGCGAGACTGGGATATCAACACGGAGGCAGACAGCCAGGATTGGAAACAGCCACTAGTTCAGCAAGACAGGAGCAACAGCAAGATGATATAAGAGACTTTCAACAACAGATGGCAGAGCGTGGAGGAGGAGATGCACAGGCATATGTAGACGCTTATGCTGACCCTACACGTTTTGAAGAACAACACGATATAATCCCAGAAGAAAAAACAATTCCACAAAAAGCAAAAGAAATGTTTTTAGGTCCAACGCTTGCAGCAGTTAAATTTATTGGTAAAAAAACAATGCCAATGTATTTAAGAAGCGTGCGTAAAACTCATATGGAGAAAATGAAAGGTCATCCTTCATATTATGAAGAAGAAGATGAAAAACTTCAAGCTATTGACGATGCTATAGAAAAAGCTGAAATAGGAGAATTATCCCACAGCGAATTTCAAGAATTTGTGCCGGACTGGCAAAAAAATCTTGGAGGAGCAGGAGGCGAAGGTCAAGCCCTTCCCAACTACTACGCACCCCGAGACCTGCATCCTGGTACGGGAGGAATTACAGACGCAACAGGAACACAGATAGCATCAGATTGGAGCATTGACCCTGCTGAATTAACGTCTAGGGATGTAATGGATAGACCTGAGTTTGGTTCACAATATTTTTATGGCGCTGGCGGCGGAAGAGTGCCGGCAGCCTACGGCGGAATCATGGATTCTGCAACTGGAAGAAGAAGATATGGATTAGGAAGCATATTTAAAAAAGCTAAAAAAGCTGTTAAGAAAATTGTAAAGAGTCCGTTTGGAAAAGCTGCATTAATGGCTGGTCTGTTTCAATTTGGGCCTGGACTTTTAACTGGAAAAGGTCTTGGAATAGGAACAGGGAGAGGACTTGCTGGTTGGAAAGCTTTAATGGAAAACCCTAAAAGTATTAATGTGATGAGAGGTATACTAGGACCATCAATAATTGGTGGTTTGACTGCAGAAGAAGAGGAAGGTGATAGTGATTATCTAAACTGGCATGAAGCGGAAAAACAAAGAATCCTGGCACAGATGGGCGGTCCTTGGTCAACGGACGTTGTTCAATTACCAGCTGCTGAAGGCGGAAGAATTGGGTATCAAGGTAATGGTTCTCAAGACGTAGACCCTATGGCAGAAATTGTAGCTCTTATGAGTAAGCGAATGAGAGAGGGTTTAACTTCAGATGAAACAGCTAGATTAGATAAATTAATAAAAGCTACAGGATTTATGGAACAAAAAGCTCAAGGCGGAAGAATTGGGTATGCTGGTGGATTGAATGCAAGAATGGCAGCGCTAAATCAACTATATGGAATTAACGATGATGAAGACGAGGTTCAATACGCCCAGGAAGGCGGACTCATGGATATGGGTGGCATGGAAAAAGATTATAGAGAAGAAGGCGGATTCGTACCTATCGGTGGACAAGAGAAGGCGGATGATGTACCAGCAAGATTAAGCAAAAATGAATTTGTATTTACAGCGGACGCTGTAAGAGCAGCCGGCGGTGGAGACATTGACAAAGGCGCTGAAGTAATGGAAAACGTTATGAATAATTTAGAACAAGGCGGACAAGTATCCGAAGAGTCTCAAGGGCTTGAAGGCGCAAGAAATATGTTTGCCACAGCACAAAGATTAGAAGGAGTATTATAATGGCTGTAACAGAACAACGACAATTATATAACCCGCAGATAGAAGCACTAGCTACTCAATATGGAACGGCTTTAGGAGACATAGCTAAAAGACCACTTACAGGTGCACAAATAACATCAATGGCGCCTCAAGTTGCAGGGCAAACGGCATTACAACAACAGGCAACTACGTTGGCTGGACAGGGAGTTGGAGCCTATGCTCCATACGTTACGGCGGCAGGTGCAGCTGGAACAACGGCAGGAGGAATTTTAGGAGCTGCAGGAACAGAATTAGGAGCAGCGCAAACAGGATTAGGTGGTATTGGAGCAACGTATGCTGATCCAACGGTTGCAGGATTAGGACAGGCACAAACAACATTAGGTGGAGTGTCACCATATATAACAGCCGCAGGAACAGGATTAGCAGGAGCAGGCACAGCCATGGCTGGAGTTTCTCCATATATTACTCAAGCTGCAGGATTAACGGGAGCAGGTGGTGGAACTGGAACAGGAACGATTGCAGATTATATGTCTCCTTATCAATCACAAGTTATAGATACAACATTAGCAGAATTTGACAAACAGGCAGCAATGAGACAACAAGCTATCTCTGATGCGGCTGTAGGTTTAGGGGGTTTTGGCGGCGGCCGTGAAGGCGTTATGCAGTCAGAATATCAAACTCAATCCGATAAAGACAGAGCTTTTATAGAAGCTCGATTACAACAACAAGGATTCGGTCAAGCTCAAGCTGCAAGGCAGGCAGACATGGCAGCTAGATTAGGAATCGGTGGTGCTCAACAGCAGTATGCACAGGGGCTCGCTGGAATGGCTCAAGGACAATTAGGTTTAGGCCAAGCAACAGGAGCTTTAGCTCAACAACAAGGAGCTTTGGCACAAGGATATTTGGCACCAGGACAAATGATGGCGGGCGTTGCAGGCCAACAGGCAGGCATGGCTGGTCAAAGAGCGGCGTTAGGACAAGCACAACTAGGTTTAGGACAATTCCAAGCAGGTCTAGGTGCACAAGCACAACAAATGGCTGGAGCAGATATTTCAACGGTGGGTCGTGTGGGCGCGGCGGACCAAGCTTATGCACAAGCTGTTCAAGATGCTGAAAGAGAGAGACAAAGAATGGCAATATACGAACCATATGAAAGAATGGGATATATTGGTTCAGGACTATCCGGACTAATGCAGGGTATGGGACCACAATATCAATTCGCTACTCAACCAAACCCTAGTCCATTAGCCACGGCTCTTGGAATAGGATCTACGCTGGGTGGAATTTATGGTGATATAAAATACGGACAACAAAGATAATGAACAGAACTTTAAGAAGACCCATGTTTAGAATAGGAGGTGTCGCTGAAGGTATAACTTCAGGGCTGGACAATCCTCAACTGACTGCTTCAAGACAACCGTATAAAAGAGGAAGAGTGGTTAATCCAGGTGGGTATCAAGGGGATGAGGATCTCGTTCTTGGAAGAACAAAAGCATCATTTCCCGAATACCAAAAAGCTTTACAAGATGTTAGAGGAGAACGTAGACCTTACTGGCCGCAGTTTTTAACTTCAATGGGTCTTGATCTATTAACAAGACCTAAATCAGGAAATATATTCCAGCAGGTTGCAGCTTCTGCAAAAGATCCTTACTCACAATGGATGCAAACAAGAGGCGCACGTGCAGACACAGAAGATAAATTAAGCACTGCTTTATTTGGTGATGTCATGGATATTGAAACAAGAAAATATGAAGCTGAACAAAAACTTAAAGGTGCAGAAGCAAAGGCAAAAGAAGGAAGAGACGAATTTACATGGGAAGCAAAATTCAAAAAATTCACAGAATTAACAAAACAAAGAAAAGACTTACTAGACCAAATAGAAGAAGCTAGACTCATGGGTCCCGATGAAATATCCGAACAAGAAAAAGCAAGAACAATAGAAAATTTAAATCAAAACATATTAAGACTTGACGATGAAATTGCTCTTCTTGATGAAGGAGAAGAAGACTATATTGCAAAAATGCTGGAACAAAGAGATGACATGGAAACGTTGATTAAATATCAAGACTTGAAAAGAAAAAAACATACAATGTCTCCAGAAGTATATCAAAGAGAATTAGATAAGATTCTGTATGGAGAAGCAGAAGGCGGACGTATCGGTTACCAAAACGCAGGTTCCGTGATGCCTAATGCAATGCCAAGTGCAATGCCGGCAGCGATGCAGACACCAGGGCCCACGGATCAGGGACAGGACGACACAGTACAAGACTTAAGCTTTGAAGAATTAAGAGCAAGGCTTCCACAAGAAATTACAAATGACATTGTTAAACTTCTTTCAGAAAGCAAACAGGCGTTGGTTGACTTTGCAAATATAAGAACTCAACAGGACGTCAATGCATTTAACCAAAAATATGACGTTAATTTGGTAGTACCACAGGAGGTCTAAAATGTCCTCAGACAATCCATTTAAAATAAAACCACTCAGAGAGAGAAAAATAGAAAAAAAAGACGTCGAATCTATTATCAAGAAAAAACTAAATCCAAAACCAAAAGGCAAGCCTGTTAAATTTACTTGGCAAGGTTTCAAAAATATGATGACGAGCCTTGCTGGCAATCCTTTGAGAAATCCTTTCTCTGGTGAAATGCCGGCATCGATGAAAAGATATTTAGAATTAAAAGAAAGTAATGCCAAAGAAAAAGACTACATAGACGTTTTTGAAGAGATAGAAAAATCAACTCAAAAAGGATTACAAATTCTTGCCTATAATATAGGTGAGATTGTTACAACAGGCATTGATTTAGGTACCGATTTTGCCGAAAGTAAAGGTTATGGTAAAAGAACTGAACTCACTGAAAAACTCACAGAACAGTATGAAAAAAATAAACTACAAAGCCCAGAAACTTTACTGGGTAAAATCAATGAAATTCTAGTTCAATTTGGTATTCCAGGCGCGGCCGGATTCAAGATAATGAACAGAGTTAGAAGATTCTCTGGAATTCAAAAATTAAAAGCAGGAACAGCGGCGGCTGCAACTACGTTGGCGGGCGTTAAATGGGGAGCACGAATTTCAAACATAGCCAATAAGTCAGGGTACATGGCTGGCGCTTTTAGCGTTATGGATTATTTAGGAGCGGAACCTGACCGAGGAAATCTTATATACAAAACAGAAGACACGGAAAATTTAACAGGATCAGATCTTGCAGCCGCAAGATTCAGGAACAGATTAAGGTTTGGAGCTGAAGGAGCAACCATTGGTGCCTTTTGGCCTTTGCTCGGAGCGCCTGCTAAATTTGGTCTCAAGTGGGGATTGCTTAAACCTGTAGCATTTACAGCAGGTATCGGCTTGAAGACTGCAAACACACTAGTAGTCCAACCCGCAAGCTGGCTACTGTCCAAAGATAAATATCTCATTCCAAATATTTCAAGAGGAATAAGAAAAGGCACAGCTTTCACTTCGGAGAAAATTTTTAATCCTATTATACAACTAGGCATAAGGGACAAAGTTAAGGAGCTGCCTAAATTTTCTGAATGGAGTACATATGCTCCAGGAAAAGGATCTGCAGACCCGTTAAAAGGAAGATTAAAAACACTGGACAATATTTTCTCCTGGTTCAGGTCTATCGGTCCAATGACTGCAAACAGATACAACCTAACAAGCAGAGCAAGAAGAGAAATTAAAGCAAGGGCAAGAACAATTGAAAAATGGCTAGAGAGTATTGACTACACGGCAACGCAGCTGGCTAAAAGTTTTAGAAACCAATACAATACCAAGACAACATCTCCTGCAAGTCAGAAACATTACCTGGACCAGGTACTAACCTATTTAAAAGGGGACATTCGTCTGGATCAATTGCCCAAGTTGCTACAGGAGTCATCTAAAAATTTAAAAGGCGAACTGGGAAAAATTAAAAAAACATTTGCTGACCTGTTGCCGGAGAGCGATCTTAAAAAATTCATGCTGGCTAATATCAGTAACTACATGCGTAAGTCTTTTGCCATCTTTACAAATCCAGCCTATCAGCCACCAAAACAAATATTTGATGATGCTGTAAAATACATGGGAAATATAATTAAAAACAACAGGGATCTTCGTGCAGCTGCTATAGGAGAATTTAAAAACTTTACACCTGCCGCAGCTGTTAAAAAGCATGCAGAAACTCTGGTTAGAAAAATACTTCACGAGGGTAAAAACGATGCAAAAGATCCTCTGGAAATTTTAAAATATATATCCAAGACACAGCTTCGTTCTAAAGATTTAATCCGAACAGGAGAAGAACTGCCGACAGCTATTAAAAGATTACTGGGAGAAGAAAATAACCTGAAAGCAGCAGTTTTAACCACAACTTCCCATGCCATCACTCAAACGGTAACTAAAAAACTTTCAGATCGTCTAGCGGCGCTGGGAGTCAAGGAAGGATGGCTGTTTAAAGATGAAGCCAGGGCCAATGCAAGAGGTATACTGGATGCAGAAAAAATACACCACATTCCTGATCTTGGATTTTTAGGATCAAGACTGGATAAACTGTATGCATCAAAGCAGATTGCAAATGCTTTTAGAGGCACGCCTGGTGCATTAGATGGAGCAATTCAACATGGCGCTTATAGGGCCTTGCTACAATTAAAAGTGGCAACCCAGTTTGGTAAGACGGTTCTATCACCGGCAACACAGGTTAGAAATGTAACTTCAGCAAGTCTATTTCCATTAGCTAATGGTCATATTGGTGGAAGAGCGTCCGTTTCCGAAGCATTTAAAATGACTCTGGATGATATCTTTGGCGCAGGAAATACACTAGATGAACGGGCACTGATAACAAACATAGAAGACAAAATTCGAAGAGGTGTTATCGATGAAAACATCGTGGCATCAGAGCTTGGAGCCGTACTTCAAGACATTAAAAAAGGATCCATTAATACATTAGACGGCCTTTATGATAAGCTAATCAACGGTAAATTCATGAAGACTGCAACGCGTGTCTATGCAGGAGGCGATAACGTCTGGAAATGGTTTGGAGACGAATACGTCCAGTCACAATTAAGATCTACCTACAAAAATTTAGATGCACTTAAAGCATGGTTTCCTGAAATACAGGGACAAAAATTTCTTGTCAGGGATACATTTACAAACAAGCTTAAAACATATGACGACGCCATTAAGGAATCGGCTTCATGGTACATTAGAAATACCTACCCAACCTACAGCAAAGTTCCAGAAGTAATCAAGGCAATTAGAAAATTGCCGTTTGGTAATTTCGTATCGTTCCCTGCCGAGATGATGAGAACTAGCTTTAATATTATGAACATTGCAGGAAAAGAAATATCTTCCACTAATCCTCTGCTAAGACAGATTGGATATCGAAGACTGATAGGAGCCTACACTACGCTAGGTGGAGCAGGGACCGCGGCCCTTAACATCTCATCTGCACTAACAGGTGTAACACTTGAAGAACTTGATGCATATAAAAGATCGTTCGCTGCGCCATGGAATAAAAATGCAATCCTATTGCCTATGGACAAATGGATTAAAGGCAAGGGGAAAGCGATTAACTTTTCATACTTCAGTCCATACGATGTCGTTCAAAAACCATTTGAAGCTTTCTTTGCTGCATTAGGTGAAGGCAGAAAATCTAATAAAGAATGGGATGATCTAACATTGTCAGTAATGGGAGAAACTTTAAGCGAACTGTTTGATTCATTCGTTTCTGAGCCAATTGGATATGAAAGAATCATTGACGTATTACCAAGAGGAAAATTTGGTAGAGGAGGACAGAAAAAAGCAGGAGGATTTGTTTATTCTGATACTGATTCTCCCAGTGATATATGGAATAAAAGTTTTGCGCATGTACTAGAGGGTGTAGAGCCAGGTGTTATAACTACAGGAGGAAAAATTAAATCAGCCATTGAAAGCGACATAAAACCTGGAGGAGAACCCTACAGTTTAAGAGATGAAGCGCTTGCATTGTTTTCAGGCATCAGAATTATAAACGTCAACGTGCCAAAAAGCATGGAGTACAATATTACAGACTATCAGATAGGAAAAAGAGCGGTAGTTAAAACAGAATCTTTCTACAATTTAGAAAATGCTATGGAGAGAGGACCAAGCGTCTTGGCTAATGAATTTAGAGCCATTCAGGATGAAGCATTCAGAGTTCAACAGGAGTTTTATTACGTGCTACAGGATGCATTGGAAATGGGTCTAACAAAAAGGGATCTTAGAAAAATAATGAAGAAAAGAGGAATGGGCAACAGGGAAATTGCAAAATTATTCAGGGGCAAATTTACACCTTTTAACTATTCTAAACCTCGTATGGAGAAAAGATGGAAGGATGCTAAAGAAGCATATCCAGATGAAAAAGTTATTAGATCATATTTCTATCCAAGATCAGAACTAAACAAAGTGATTAGGGAATACAGAAACAAATCTTTAAAATATCTTGAGGAACCAAAAGATAGATCTTCAATTATAGTGCCAGAAGAAAAAGTAAAAACAGCATCCATGATGCCTGATCTGGATTTTTCAATGCCTACAGAAGCAAGAACACAAACACCGCCTTTACCATTAACACCACAGCCTACACAAATGGCAGGCCTTGCATCATTACAAATAAATCCTACAACAGGGTTGACACGTACGGAGACTGCATTACTATCGCCGTCCGAACAGGAAATTGCAAGGAGAACCTAATGGCTAAACCAAACGCTTTACAAAAAATTGAATCGCACGAAAAGCTTTGCCGAATTATGCAAAAATTAACACATAAAAAAATTCATCAAATAGAAGAGCGAGTAAAAAGACTTGAGAAAATATTACTAAGCTGTACAGGAGCATTGATTGCTGGCATGGCTTTTTTAATCTACACTTTGGTGAGTTACCTCACATTTTAATGAAACTATCTAAAAATTTTTCACTAGCAGAGCTCACGAAGAGCCAAACAGCTACACGCATGGGGCTTGACAACAATCCCAGTGAGGATGAGCAGGAGAATCTAAGACTGCTCTGTGAGAGGGTCTTACAGCCCATTAGAGACCACTTTAACCACGTTGTCACCATTTCCTCAGGCTATCGCAACGAAGTCCTGTCCAGAAAGATAGGTAGTTCAAGCAATAGTCAACACTGCAAGGGGGAAGCGGCGGACTTTGAAATCTTTGGTACACCTAACAATGAAGTCAGCGACTGGATCAAAGAGAACCTTATGTTTGATCAATTAATTCTCGAGTACTTTGAACCAGGCCAACCCAACTCGGGCTGGGTACACGTAAGTTATAAAAAAGAAATAAATAGTAATAGAAAGGAATACTTGATGGCAATCAAGGCAAATGGTAAAACTGAATATAAACCTATATTAGGTTTGTCAACTGACAGGTATGTTAAATGAAACAGATTAAAAAATTTCTCTATAGAAGAATAAGATATTATCACGCAATAATTTTGTTCGTAGTTC